CTGGGTTAACTTCCCCAAATGCACCGTCTTCAAACTGTTTCTTTAATTTAATTTTAATTCTTTCAGCGCCAAGTGGGAATGTACCGTTTTCTTTATTGTAGAATCCAGAGATAAATTTCATCATCTCATGAAGACCGTCTACTATCTCGCCGTCAAATCCAAAGTCTTCTGGACTCATGCCAGATTCTTTAATAGCATCGTGTAATGTAATTTCTCTAGATCCAAGATCCATTTTAGTATCAAGAGTCGCGCCTGCGTCTTTAGCTTTCTTAATTGCTTTGGCCATACCTTGATGTGCTAGATGTTTAGCAGTACTGTGTCCTAATCCATGCTTACCGGCTTTAGCAATAGGATTCTTTCTAGGAGGATCAGGATCAAACGGTGGATCTTCGCTTTCTGGTAGAGGTGTTGGTTCTGTTGCTGGGGGTGTTGCACCTAATGCGCCGCCATCTGCTACCGCTTCTGGACCGCCTGGTAATGCAGGAGCAGGTTCAGTTGCCGCTGGAACTGGGGCCGGAGCCGGTGCTGCCGCAGGAGCAGGAGGTTGTTGTACTTCAGGATTGCCGCCATCAAAATGTATACGTGTTGCAATGTCTGGATCTCTTTGTAAAATAAATTGCTGTACTAAAGGACGTACATCTAAATCTGGATCAATATCACGTAATGAATTTAAAAATTCTACGTCGTCAATTAGGCCACGTAAACTTTCAATTGCATTAACACCTTCTGGGCCACCTTTTAATTCTTTAGAAAGAATTTGATTTAATTTTTCAATGGCGGCGTTTTGTGCATCTTTATTAGGACTAAAAATTTCATCTTTATCTTCACGAATAATATTATTCATAAAGTTTTCGTATGCTAACTCGAGATTTAAACTTTCATATACGTCAAACTCTTCTGCACCGGGAATCTTTTTGCCTGTTTCTATTTCGTGTTGTTTGGCCGCATGTCTAGCTGATTTACCTGCTTTTGAAGCAGAATCTTCATCGGGTGTGTCACTGTTAAAATAATCATCATGACGTTTTTTATGTTCTTTATAACGGTGATGCCAATCTGTTTTTATTGCAGTCTCAGTTTTAAATGATTCATCAACTAAATCTTCAGCATTGAGTTCTAACACAGGCAACTCGGACTCGTCAACAAACTTATAAATGTATGGAAATACTGCTTTTAGTTCTTCGTTAAATGTTCGGATAGTCAAACGATCGATTAGATCGTTTGCAACTGCTTCGGGAATCATTTGTTCTTCTTGTTCTTCAAATGCTTCTACAAATGATTGGTAATATGCCGGGCGTTGTAATTTGTGAATAGTTTCTTTAATTTCTTCAATACGCTCAATAACACGCTCTGTTACATTACCCATTGCTTCGCTGATTTGTTCTTGGCGATTAACATATCCTTTAAACTTACGCAGACTTGCAAGCTCTTCTGACAAATTGCAAATATGTTTACCAATAGCATCGTATGGATTACCACCAGCTTTAATATGTTCTGCCAATGCACGAGCACCATTTAAATGTTTGTAAGGATAACGGAACCGTTCGCCTTGGTTGTTTTCAACATATATACTGTCAATGTGCATAGTGCGGCCAGCGGCCAAATCTAAGTTGATTGGTTGTGTATGCTTAACTACTAGTCTCGCTTCCCCTAGATCTTGGTAGCTCATTCTAGCATTGCCGTACATTTTACTTTCCATAACTGGTTCTTGAGGCATAACTGGTTCTTCCTTACGTTTTGCTTGAAACTCGTAATCTCGTTTATCCATATTACTCTTTCCAATGTTTTGTACATCAAAATTTAAGAGTCTATCTTTAGCAAATTGTCTAAAACTACGGATGAATTTATAAGCATTATGATGTGTAGTATCGTCGTCATCGTTGACTAAATCTCCACTTACTTGCACCACAATTCCGTCATCGGCATCTAATGTAATAGCAATAGTTCCCAAAGGTTCACCGTCTTCGGTGTACTCGAATTCAAAAAATCGAGCTTTAGGAATATCTTCTTTTTTGCTTAATACAGCGGCATTTTCGTCCCCAATCTTGATGTTGGGGAAACGTGTTTGTATCTTTCCATACAAATCTTTAGCGATCTTATCTAAATTTGCGTCCATGTTATATTTATGCTTAGTTACTAGAAATGAATATAGGCAACGGTGCTTCCCAATCTTCGTCGGCTGTTGCTTCTATTGTAAGTTTTTCAAAAACTCCCGGATCCCATTCGGCTAAAATTACAGTCATACGTACAATCAGCAGTAGTGCAGATACTAAGTCGTCATGCTGTCCGTCTTTAGCTTTAAACGTCACACCCAAAGCAATGAATGTTTTAAGTTCACTTAATAGGGTTTTGCTGTGTATTGTCATTTTATTTTCTTCAATAAAGTACTTTAAACGACTACAAGCTGATATTTTGTTGCCATGGGTAGTATTAAATCCTTTGCGGAATTTACGTACATGCCCTTTTCGAACAGGCTCGTTTAGGAATAATCCGGGAAATGTTTCTTCACCTAGGTTAGCAATAACAACTAGGGCCGCCTCGCCAATTGTGTTATTTTCAACACTCCAGTAGATATTATCGTTATATTCTTCGCCAATTTCTTCTTTAATGTATCTAATTACATCTCTAAATAATTTAACTTGATCTTGTACAATAGTTAAATTATGTTGCCATTCAGCACATTGAATCATGCTAGGTAACTCAAATACCTGTATACCCGCAAAGTCGCCTCCTGTTCCTAAACTAGGATCTAGACCAATAAGATAAATGTTTCCCGGCGTTGGCTTCTTATACCAGCGAACTTGTCCTGTTTTAAACTGCGGCTCTCTTCCTACCAGTTCTGCTAGTTTAATAGAACTAATTAATGTTTCATCAAAGATTAAAAACTCACAACCATATTCTCGACGGAACTTTTCTTCACCGATACGACCCATTTCAACTTCTTTCCATTTATCATCTCTATCAGGATGTTCGTGCCATTCAGCTCGGAATCCGTGGAATCCATTACGGCCTAATCCATCAGTACGTTCGTTGCCAAACACATCAAACAAATCTTTTGATTCTTTCCATATAGTAGCAAATGTATCTTCGTCTGAATTTGGTGTGCTTGTAATAATTGCACGGCCACCAGTTGCTAGTGTAGGGGATATTGAAGTCCAAAACTCTTCCGCAATGTTCGGTTGCACAAATGCAAACTCATCGCAATATAGTAATGATATAGACATACCACGACCTGTTGTACCTGTTGTTGTCTGCGCAACAATTCGTGATCCGTTGTCAAATTCTATACTTTGTTTGTTATAACTAACAACACCACAGCGTATGAAATCTTCGCATAATTCGTATCCATAACGAATACGTTGCATAATTTCCTGGGCGCCTGTGTATTTGTGCGCGGCGACTAGAATTGTTTGATCAGGATGAAACATAGCGTACCATAGCAAGTATGCTGATGCGCATGTTGTCTTGCCGCTCTGACGGGGTAGCATATTGATATTGAATCGAAAATCGTGATAACTGCCCAACAATCGTTCCTGGTATTCAAAAGGCTGAAATTTCATTTTACCTCTTACAGGATGCTGGATATGAAAAAAGTTCTGGGCAAAGTGCAAATAGCCGTAATCGGGGTCAGCACACTTCAATAAGTGCGTAACTTGGTCTTCGCTAAACTTTTCTTTTGTGTGCGCTTTTTTGGTTAAGACGCCGTCGAGTGATTTTGCCATATGCTTATTTACATAAAAAAAGGGCCATAAAGGCCCTTTTTTGGATACTAGAAAATAGTTAGCCTTTTAACCGACCATCAGCTTCTGCTGATTTTAACATGGCCGCACGGTCAGCATAGCTACCACGTTTGACATCTTTGGCTGCTGTCTTTTCACCTTTGGTAGGATCCTTAACATGTTTTAGTGCATCAAATTTATCTTCTTTAGCTTCTTTAATGTCGTTGTACATAGCTGATAATTTTTCAACTAATGATTCGTGCATCGGGTTCCCACCACCGTTAACTTTATGTGCTTCTCTACCGTCACTGGCTAAATCGTCGCCGTCAATTATATTTGTACCGGTAGTTGTAGGATTTGGTTCGTTAGCATATCCGTCTTCTAGATCTTGCATTTGAGAATCAAACTTGCTAGTACTGCCGATGATAATTTCGTCATCGCCGTGCATATCAGCTGGGCTTATACTATGGTCTCTGTCTTCGATGTTTTTTAAAATGCCCATTAAATCACGGATACCACCTGCGCCACTGCCATTCATGCTGACATTCATTGTTACTGAATCAGCTTGCTCTGGCCTAGGTCCTCCAATTGAAATACCCGGTAATGGCATTCCGCACTCTTCCATTGATTTACCTTCATCAATGTTTTTAATTTTTGTTAGTAGGTCTTGAAAGTTCATATTATAATCCTTTAGTAGTGGGCAATTTAACTTTCTTGCTGCCTACGGTACTTGTTGTTTTCTTTGTAGTCTTTGACTCTTTAGCATACTCTCTGTGTGCAGATTTTGCTAGTAGTTGATCGTTGACTCCGGTATATTCTTTGCCGGTATGTTTAGATTTGCTTAATTCTTTTAATAATGCCATCTTTTGTTTTTCACCAACTAAAGATTGTCCATCATTATTTGCTTCGTAATCTTTACCTAATAGTGTTTCACCTGACTTGTTGTCATGTTCATGATTAAGTTCGTCTTCTTCTTCTTCTTTTAAATTTCTTACACTAATTTTACTATCAGTGAATCCAGCACTAGCAATAGCATTTTTAACTTGTAAACTAGTTGTAGGATATGCTAATGTAACATCAAAAATAGTAACATTGGTATTCTTTAAAGATGGGAAGTCAATTGGACTTTCTTGAATCGGGGTTCTGCGAGGTGCTGAGCAATTTTCAAGTTTATATTGCTCTAAAGCCATTTTAATTTTTTTAAGACTTTCTGGTTTAATTTCGCCAGCAAATCTTATTTTAAATTCGTAAACTTTTTTGCTTTCTGTTAGGTATTCTTTAAATGATTTCATTGTACATTCCTGTTACTATATTTATTTCATATTCTTTAATTTTTCAATTAAACTATTACGATCAGTAACAATAAATCCTTCACCGTTGATGTTAATTCCGGGATCTTCTCCGCCAATAGCATCCTGATCTAACTTTTGCTTTTTTAATTGAAGCTCAATTATCTTAAGTTTTTTGTCAATTTTAGCTGATTTTGCATCAATAGCGTTCTTAAGCATGCCGCCTGCTACTTCAAAAAT